CTATAATAAAAAAACAAAAGAAGTATTCACAGAATATTTATCTATTAAAGATAGAAAAAAACCTTTAAAGGATAAAAATGTAGAGTTACTTATTACTGCACCACGATTATCTATGATAGATAGAAATGAACATGGTGCTAGAGACCAGATGTTGCAGACAGCAAGACAGGGTATGAAACAAAGACAAATAGAAGACTCAGTGGGAATAAGAAAAACTCCAGAGTGGTTACAAGAAAGAACAGAAAAAAAATTACAGAAAATAAGAAATGTTAGTTCCTAAAAAACAAAACGATGTATTAACAGAACAGCAAGAAAAATTTCTCAATGCTCTATTTGGCGAAGCCAAAGGCAGTCCAAAGATGGCAGGAGAGATTGCAGGATATGCTCCTCAATCGTATCCTAAAGTATTGAAAAGTTTAAAAGAAGAAATTATTGAAAGGGCTGAACATCAGTTAGCTGTACACAGTCCAAAAGCAACAATGGGTTTGATAGATGCTCTTGATGAAGATGGAAAAACTCCAGGAGCAAATATTCGTATAGAAGCGGCTAAACAAATTCTAGATAGAGTAGGTTTAGCTAAAAGAGAAAAACTAGATATAAATGCAAAGGTAGCACATGGAATCTTTATTCTCCCGCCCAAAGAGAAAACTTCGGAGTAGGACAATCCCTTTTGGGTACAAAGTATCTGAGGAAGAAGACAAAACACTAGAAGCTGTTCCAGAAGAGTTAGATGCTCTAAAAGAAGCAGAACAGTATTTAGAAAATTGTTCCTATCAAGAAGTAGCTACTTGGATTACAAACAAAACAGGAAGACCAATAACAGGAATGGGATTGCGTAAGGTATTAAAACGAGGATGGTAGAACCACCAAAGCCAAAAAAGGTAGGGCGTAAAAGAGTTAAAAAATCTCCAACCCTTTCTGAGTCTGAAAAGAAAGCTAGACAATCAGCTTTACATCTTCTCCGAGCAGAAAAAGAAAAATTAGAAGATGCTAAACAGAAAGTTAATTTAGCAGAAAAAAGACTAGAAAACAAAAAAGAAAAGTTAAAAGAACTAGATAGTGTACTAGAAGGTGAGAAGACTGTTATAGATGAACAGCAAATAGAAGAAGCAACACCTTCAATACAAGAAGCTATTAGGGATAGAGAAGTAATCTTTGAACCTAATAACGGGCCACAAACAGAATTTCTTGCGTCATCAGAAAGAGAAGTCTTTTATGGAGGAGCAAGAGGTGGTGGAAAATCTTATGCCATGTTAATAGATCCTCTACGATACTGTCATAAAAGTGCCCACCGAGCGTTGTTAATAAGACGAACAATGCCAGAGTTAAGAGATTTAATTAATCATTCTCAGCAACTATATCCAAAAGCATATCCAGGAGCAAAGTGGAGAGAGCAAGAAAAAGAATGGCGTTTCCCGTCTGGAGCAAGAATAGAATTTGGTTATGCTGAGAATCTGACCGATGTACTACGTTATCAAGGACAATCATATACATGGATTGGTATAGATGAATTACCACAATATCCAACTCCCGATATATATAACTTTTTACGTTCTTCTTTGCGAAGTGTTGACCCCGAGATTCCCGTCTATATGAGGGCAACTGGGAACCCTGGTAACGTAGGCTCTGGTTGGGTTAAAGAAATGTTTGTAGACCCTGCACAACCTAATACAAAATTTTATTTAGAAATACAAACTCCCACTGGGATAAGAAAAATAAGTAGACGATTTATACCTGCTAAGTTACAAGACAATCCGTACCTAATGCAGACAGAAGATTATTATGTTATGTTGGCATCATTGCCAGATGTACAAAAGAAACAGTTTTTAGAAGGAGATTGGGAGTCATATGAAAGCTCGGCCTTTCCAGAATTTAGCCGAGAGGTACATGTTATCGAGCCTTTTGATATACCTCGCAACTTTATGCGGTTTCGTACTTGTGACTGGGGTTACTCTTCTTTTGCGTGTTGCTTATGGATTGCTGTTGATTACGATAATAATCTATACGTTTATAGAGAGATGTATACAAAAAATATTACAGCAGATATTTTTGCACAAAGGGTATTGAATAGTGAGGCAGGAGAGTATATAAGATACGGAGTATTAGATTCTTCGACATGGGCAAAACGAGGAGACATTGGACCTAGTATTGCAGAAACAATGATACTAGAAGGATGTCGATGGAGACCATCTGATAGGTCGCCTGGCAGTAGAGTAAATGGAAAATTAGAAATACATAAAAGATTACGAGTAAACGAAAACACAGAAAGACCATCTTTATTTATTTTTAATAATTGTTTAAATTTAATTAGGACTTTACCAATGTTACCTGTTGACAAAAACAACCCAGAAGATGTAGATACACATGCAGAAGACCACGCATACGATGCACTTAGATACGGATGCATGTCAAGACCATCTCATCCTATGGCATTTGAGACAAGAATGAATGATATTAAAATGACTTCTGGTCAAACATACAGACCTAGTGATTCTGTGTTTGGATATTAATGAAACACAAATCAATTAAAATAGGATATAGAGATTACGAGTTTAAAATAATTGATAAAGACTTTTCTGATTCGCATGGACAGTTTTTATCAAAAGAAGGTTTGATAGGTTTATCTGATGAAGATAACATATCTCATGTTAACACTTTACTCCACGAAGTTTTACATGCTATAATATACCAGTGGGGATTAGACGTAGGAGAAAAAGAAGAACAAATTGTTAACGTATTAGCTAATGCAACAACAACAGTTCTTGTAGATAATCCTTGGTTAACTAAATATTTAGAGGAGAAACTAAAATGAAAAACATGAATGGAAAAGATATTGACCCATCAATCATGAAACAATATTCGCAAGGCGAAGGGTTTGATGACCAGTCAACAGATACCGCTCAAAAAAAAGAAGCTAGTGTAGGAGTAAAAAAACCTTCATCAGCTCTACCTGCAGATGCATATGACAGTACAGATAAAGCATATCCAAGAGCAGGAAAAAACGGTGTTGATGGGAAAGTATTCTCAATGGCAGACGAAAGAGACTACTAAGTAAATAATGGCATATAATGTTGGAGGTTCTGGTGGTGGCACTGGGACTGACGCTACAGCATCGTTAAAAGACGAAAAGATAGATTATATTAGTCTAGGTCAAGTAATTGAATCTAGATTAAAATCTGCTGAGATAACTCGTCTTTATGACGAGAAGCGTTGGTTACGAGCATACAGAAACTATAGAGGTATCTATGGTTCTGATATGGCTTTTAGAGACACCGAAAAATCTAGAGTTTTTGTTAAGATAACAAAGACAAAAGTTCTAGCGGCCTATGGTCAATTAATAGAAGTATTATTCTCACAAGGAAAATTTCCTATTGGTATTCACCCAACTGATATGCCAGAAGGGTCATCAAAGTATGCCCACATGAACCCAGAAGAAAAGGGGGAAGAAGAAGTAAGAAGTCCTTATGGATTTCCTGGAGATGGTATGGAAGTACCGCCGGGAGCTACTGATGATTTCTTTCTTAATGGATTAGCAGAAAAATATAAAGGGGCAGGATTTAAAGAAGGCCCTGCACCAGACCTATCTAAAATGCCACAGATAGAACCTGCGGAAGAATCTGCAAAAGAAATGGAAAAGTGTATTCATGACCAGTTAGATGAAAGTCATGCAATGACTGTACTTAGACATGTTTTATTTGAGATGTGTTTACTTGGTACAGGAATACTAAAAGGCCCTTTTACTTACGATAAGACTGTACACAAATGGCAAAAAGATTTTGACACAGGAGAATCTGTTTACACTCCTCAAGATAAATCTGTACCAAGAGTAGAAGCTGTAAGTTGTTGGGATTTTTATCCAGACCCAGAAGCAGTTAGTATTGAAGATGCTGACTATGTAATACAACGTCATGTAATGAATAGGTCTCAAGTAAGAGATTTAGTTAACAGACCTTACTTTAGAAAATCAGCAATTATAGATTTGCTAGAACATGGCCCTAACTATGAAACAAGAAGTTATGAAACTGCATTGTACGATAGAGAGAACCAAGACGACTTTGATAAAAATAGATTTGAAGTATTAGAGTTTTGGGGCAACATAGATAAAAAACTTGCAGAAGAAGCAGGTTTAGAAATTACCGATGAAGATACTACAGAGTTAGATGAAGTGTCTGTAAATGCTTGGGTATCAAATGGTAATATACTTAGATTAGTTTTAAATCCATTTACACCAAATAGAATACCTTACATGGTATGTCCGTATGAAATAAATCCTTATCAATTTTTTGGAGTAGGTATTCCAGAAAATATGGATGATGCACAGACTGTTATGAATGGTCATGCAAGAATGGCAGTAGATAACTTAGCATTAGCAGGTAATCTAGTATTTGATGTAGATGAGACAATGTTAGTTCCTGGACAAGACATGTCAA